GCCACCGTTAGCACCGTTTACTGGACCGCCATTATATCCACCAGCACCGCCACCACCATATGTTACACTAGACCCTGTGATACTTGATGTAAATCCAGCACCGCCAGCACCAGGCGAACCGCCACCAGCACCACCTGCTCCAGTGGCTCCGCCACCACCACCGCCATCAGTACCGCCGCCGTTACCATCACCTCCAGTTGGCGCTGTAGTAATACCTACCTGTGCTGCTTCTCCAGTGCCTGAATTTGTTCTAGAACCTTTTCCAAACCCGCCACCTAAACTGGTAATAATATCAAACGTGCCAGCATTTTGATCTGATAATGAACTGTCACTGCCGGATGATCCACTTGTATTTGTTCTTGTATCAGGCCCGCCTGCGCCGCCTGCGCCTACAACTATAGAGTAATAACCATTTCTGTTAACAGGAACTACACCTGCTCTAACCATTCCGCCAGCACCACCACCGCCACCGGCATTGTCGTAACCAGTACCGCCACCGCCACCACCGCCAACTACCAAATACTCAACTTCATATACGTTTTTGGGTGGTCGCCATTTGTGTGTACCTGTGGTGGTAAACTGTTCAACGATATATGTAGAGCCTATATTATAACGATAAGCAAAATAGTTGTGATTAGTAGCAATCTGTTCTGCTGTTAATGCTTCATTAAACAGCATTGCTACTGCCATTTCGCTACTAAAATATGCGTCTGCAACCCAGTTTGATCTGCCTATGTAGTTGATAGTCCTCTCAATGTTATTTGGCAACACTGCTGATGCTGTCGTTCCAATCTGGACACCATTGCGATACATGTAAGCATTAGATCCATCAACTGTCACAGCGTAGGTAGCTAATTCATTATTTAGAACTCCATCAGTCACTGTAAGATTTAAACTTACAGATTGGCTAATTCCATTGTAGATTTGAAATGCTAAATTGTTTGTTGTGCCGCTACGAGCAAATAATATATTGTTACTAGATGGACCATTGCCAAAGTCGAGTAAGCGTTCCCAATTAGCAGCAGATCCAAAGTTTGCTACAAAGAATACTGTTATACCTGAGGTGAAATCAGCAAAACCCGAAGGCATATCCACAAAATCATTTGTGCCATCAAATGTAAATCTATCTGTGTTAAATGTAGGACTGTTTGTTAGTGTACCATTGTTACTACCGCGGATGTCAGTCCAAGTAGATCCTGAACCTGAATAACTGGCTGTGAGTCCGGCGTCTAAATAAAATATAGGACGAACTTGTGGATCCAAACCAAACACTGGCTTGTGTCTACCAAAATCAAATGATCCACTAAAACTACTAAACATCAGAAGTCAGTCAACTGTCCTAGTACTATATAGGTACCGCCATCATTTAAAACACTAAATTGTACTGCATCTATACCATTGTTTGTACCAGTGGGCTGTGAGCCGCCTTGCCAGTTGATAGTTTGTGCTGATCCTCCTATTTGAACCGCTGTTGGAATATATGCTGTAGCACCTTGATTTATTATTATAGTAAGTGTGGTAGCATATTCTGCTGTGAGTCCTAGGTTGGTAAAATTTGCTGTCCAATTTGCGCTAGGAGTTGTATGATAAAATATATGTCCATTATCACAATTATGGGTTACTGTACCAGTAGCACTGGTTAGTGTGTCAAATGCTTCTTCTACACCAGAATCAAAAATAACATCCCCAGTGAATGTTGCTCCGCTTAAACTTGCTTTGGCATCTAACTGTGTTTGGATATTGCTTGTTACGCCATCTACATAATTAAGTTCTGCAGTTGTTGCAGTTACACCATCCAATAAGTTTAGTTCAGTAGTAGTTGAAGTTACTCCATCAAGTATGTTTAGTTCACTTGCTGTTGCTGTAACACTCAAAGTACTTAAAGTGATATCACTGGTTAGTGCAAAAGTTCCTGTTCCTCCTGGAATTGTATGTGTGTTTACTGTTCCTAAACTTGTTATATTGTTAGATTGTGCATCTAGGTTGCCACCAAGTTGTGGTGTTGTGTCTTCCACAATGTTAGAAAGACTGCCGCCGCCTGCATTATCGTCAACATATTTTTTAGTTGCTAGTGCATAATCACTACCTGGTGTATAGCCTGTTGCAGCAACAATTTGTCCTGCAGAACTTATAGTAAGCCTTTCGGTACCAGCAGTATCAAGACGTATAGTGTCTTCGTCTGCACTTTCTTCTACTTGTATTTTTGTATCGTTGTCAGTGTCTTTGATTACTACTGTGTCTATAGTGACACTATTAGAACTATAAAAGTTTCTTACTTGAATTTTGTCGCCACTTGCAGGTGCTTCGTTAAATGTAAGAGTTGTTCCGCTTACTGTGTATGTGTTTGTAAATTCTTGAACAACACCATTTATAGCAACCCAAACGCTACCAGCAGTGCCTGTTCTACTCAGTGTAAAATCTGTAGTGCTGTTGTCACCGTCAAACTCATCAAGTGTTACAGTATTAGTGCTGCCAACACCTTGCCAACTAGATCCGTTGTATACTTCAACTTGTCCGTCGGTGCTGTTAAAACGTATCATACCAGTTTGAGCACTTGGTCGTTGACCTGTTGTACCTACTGGAATAATAAGTCCACTGGTTGTATCAATAGCAACATAACCTGTGCCAGCTGGTTCAAGTATAATCTCTTCGTTGCTAATTGTAGTTTGTATTCTGTTGTCTGTAAAAGTAAACGCACCAAGTTCGCTTGCATCGGCACCAACACCAAATGTTCCTGTGTATCTTGCACCTGCTATGTAAACGCTCTTGCCTGTGAAACTTACACCGTTGGGTAGGTTTGTGCCGATAAAATGTAAAACACCTGACTGATAATCAAAATACCATTCATCATCATTACCACTACCAGTAGCAAAAACCTGATCACCACCAGTTGCTCCTGCTGCATCACTTGAAGTATGAATGTAAACTTTAACCTGATATGTTGAGGCAATTTCTGGTGGAATCCAGTCTGTTTGTCCTGTTTTCCAGGTTCTGTTTGCTGTTGCTGTACCGTCAAGTGTACATTCAATAGGACTGCTTGTAGGATATACTGTAACAACACCTGTGCTTGATCCTGGCTGCACTGCTGGAATACTGCCTGCTTGCTTCCAAACCTTGTCACCACGCAGTAACAGTGGACTTGAGATAGCTTCGTTAGGTGCCTTTTTGTTGGCATTTGTATCTGATTTGGTTGCACCAAAACCTAGCTTTTTCCATAAGAAGTCAACTTTTTGGGTATCTGTAATAGCCATTAGCTTGCAACTCCTACACTAAGGGCTGTTACACTCTGCCCGCTTGTTAGGGCAATACGCACCAGCACTACATTGCCTGTTGCGTTTGTGCCATTTTCACTACCCAATGTCATTGTGTATCCACCACTAAGTGAAGTACTTGTTGCTATTCTATCACCTGATGTAAATGCACAACCGTTACTACCATTGCCGCCGCTTCCTGTGTTACTTCCTGGCACACCACTACCACCGTATGTTGTGCTAGCATCTAGCCAACCGTTTAGTCCACTTGCACTGTCAATAGCAGTGCCTGGTGCTGCAATCCAAAGTCCTGCAATGCCACTACTTGTAATATTAATATCAAAGTTACTCATTGTGGTTCTACGGAATGCAAATGTAAAGTATTGTGTTCCTGTATCGCTGCTGCGATCTGGACCAGATGGCAAGAAGCCTGAACTGTAATCTGTTACATCATATTTTAGAACACCCAATCTAATGGTTGCCTCTTTGGTTCCTTCAACACCTGGATCGCTTGCTTCTGTATAAGGGCTATTGGTGTAGAAGTTTGTTGCGCCATTGAAACTTGGCGTATCTGTTGTGTCTGCATTAAAGTCAAATATACGAACACCATCATCATCAAATCCTGCACCTAAACTGTCGCTTACTGCAATAGCAATTTCGCTTATTCCACTTTGTGCTGCGGTATGCACTTGCACCTTGCCTGTAATATCTGCATAACTGCCAATACCGTTTGCGTTTCTTGCACGAATTCTAAGTTGTTCAATTGTGCGTACACTTGAACTTGTTACTGGGATACTTAAATTACCAATACCATATGCACTGCTTACACCAGTATCTGCATTTGGAATACCGCCAGTAAGCATACTACTTGCACCATCAATATCAGCATATGTATAGTCTTGTCCACTAATTGCTGCACTGCTTGTACCTTCTGCATTTGTACCACTGTCAATTTCAACAATGTTTGACTGGTTAGTGTATGCTTGTCCGGTTAAGTTACTGATAGTTGTACTTGCAAGTTGTAGTGTTGGACTTCCTGTGTTGTAGTAAGGAATACCAGAAATATAACGCTTTGTACCACCACTACTTTCTGTTAGTGTGCCAGCACTTGTTATGCTTGGACTAGATGTAATATCATCTCTTACAACATGAACATAGTTTGTATTGCCGGTTGCATCGTGTGTTAATCGTTGTGCGTTTACGCCTACGCTATAACCAGTTAGTGCTTTTGCAATCCTAGCATCAAATGTTTGGTAAAAATCGCTTGGGTAACTACTATTAATACTATGATAGTCTACTTGCTGCGAAACTACAAGGCTAGTAAATGTTCCTGTTTCACCTGTTGTTGTACTGAATGTTTTTGTTCCGTCGTTGGCTGCATTTATTTCTGCTGCAAGTGTACCACTTGCACCATTGTAAGCATCGTTAACTGTGCTTGTATCAATAGTGCCGCTGGTATAGCGTCTTGCTGTAGTAGTATTTAAATTTGCACCAGCACTGAGTGTACTTGCTGCACCTGTGTTATCATCAAACCCTGCACACAATAGAGGCAAGGTGCCTTGTGCGCTATCACTTAATGTAATACTCTTTGTGCTAAGGTCAGCAGGTGCGCTTGGCACTGCCTTTAGTGTAAACGAAACTGTTTCTTGATCTGTTTGTGCTGTAATATCAGGAGTACCATTAGCATCAAATGTTAGTGTATAAGTTCCTACACTTTCACCTGCATAGTCGTGTGTTAGTGCATTGCCAACAGAACCGGCTGCTGACCCATCTTCAGCTGGAGTATCGTTAGCACTACCATCTCCCCAATCATATTCATAATCATCTGCATTTTGAGAAGTATTAGTTGTGGTTACTAGGGCACGATTGTTTCCACTTAAATCTGTAAAGTCGTAAATCGTTCTAGTATTATCGCCACTAGCATCACTAGTAGTTACCGCAGTACCAGCAATGTTTGCCCTAACATCGGGTTCAACATGGACAGTAAATGTGCTGCTGATAAAAGGTGAACTGGTATGATTGCTAATAACTCTTACATTACCAGTATAATCTACTGCAGTACCACTTGCTTGATTTCCACTGCTAAGAGCAAATGTATGACTAATAGTATTTCCTGTGTCACCACTACCGCCGGCACCAACATTAACAGTTGTGTCACTTGTACCGTCGCCCCACTGATATTGATATTGAAGTCCATATGTAGCATAACTGCCTATGGTTGCTTCTGTTGTATTTGTAAATGTGACAGGATGACCACTTGTGCCTTCCTGATTAATACCACTTGTACTACTGAGTGTTACACTAGGTGTATGAGTATCGTATATCTTATAACTGTTGCTATCACTGGTCGGTGCTACACCTGGCGTTGCTGTACTGTGACTATCTAATGTCAGCTGAACAGTTCTTGTTACTTCTTGCTCTGTACTTGCTGTAAATGTATGAGCAAGTCTTGCACCTGCTGTACCACCTGCGGCGGTGTCATCTGTGATTACATCATCACTTTCGCTATCACCCCAATCCCAAGTAAACTGTATTGTAGCACCGCCAATATTTGTTGTGGTGTTTTCAAAGTATACAGTGTCGCCATCGTCCCACTGTGTAATAGCCGAACCGCCACTTGCGGCTGCATATGCTGCAAAACTTACAACAGGATCTGCTGTATAAATTGTAATATAATCTTCTCTGGTTTTACTTGCTTCACTACCGGTACCACTGCCGCCGTTATTATAAGCTCTCACTGTAACATCAAAAGGTGAACCAACATTTGTACTGTATGTGTGAGTTGGTGTGCTGTCTGTTGTACCTGTTGTTGTGGTACCATCGCCCCAGGTAATGTCGTACCTATTAGGGTTACCCACAGTGGTAATAGTAAGTGTCACTACTAAACCAGCGCCACCAGTGGTACTATCTGCTGTAAAATCTACACTTTTTACAAATGTATCAGCACGAACGTTTTCCATCATTTCGTTAAGATCGTCAATGGCGTTTGTTACATATGTAGTACTGGTCCAGCCAGTGTATGCTCCTGGCGAGACTAGACTAGAATCTGTTGGTGTTCCTAGTTCAACACTCATGCCATTTATAGCACCAACACTACCGCTTACTTGACTATCTACATATGCTTTAGTTGCTGCATCTTGAGCTGATGATGGGTCTTGTACATTGTGTATTTGATTACTACCAAAATCACCAGCAGCTCTTACTTCTAGGACCCCGGAACCATTTGGTTCAACAACAACATTTGTATTTGTTTCAAATGTAGTGATTTTATTGTCGTACATACGAATATCATCAATAGTAATACTACTATTAAGGACTTGCAGGTTACCGCCAATAATTGCATCGCCGGTTGTTTCTAATTGCACCGAAGGAGTTGTAGTTCCAATGCCAATACGACCATTGGCATAATCTATCGCAAGTGTGTTGGTGTTAAAGGCTAAGTCGCTATCACGTTCTAGATTTGATTTTAGGGCTTTACCCCCAATACGACTAATAGCCATACCAGTACACTCCGCTATTTTGCGCTCACCTACTAACGTCTGAGGTGACAAGGTTTGTTAAAGTTATTTATGAGTGTTAGTTACTGTCGTATCCGTGGATGATAGTAATTGTTTCACTATCGCCTGGAGGACTTGTAAATGTGATAGTAGTGCCACTTAGTGTGTAAGCACTTGCTGGATTCTGGTAAACGTTACCAACTGCAACAACAATACGCTGTGTTTGATCACTTTCAACGCTGGTGCTCATGGTATATGCTATAGTTGATCCATCACCTGTGAAACTATCCTGTGTTACAGTAACAACACCTGTAGTTGATAGTTGCTGAAATGCAGTACCATTGTAAACTTCTAGTTTACCTTCATCTGTGTTAAAACGAATATCACCTGTGTCTGGATCACTTGGACGATCTGCAGTTCCGCCGGACGGTGTACCTGTTGCACCAGTTTCTTCTAGTTTTAGTGTATTGCCGCCATCAAAACTACTTTTGTTTTTTACAAAACCTGCCATTAGATATCTACCGAACTGATTGTAGGGAAAATGCTACTGCCTGCACTTGCTGTACACTGTATTGTGTCACCGTTGCTGAGTACAAGTTTTTCAGTGTTAATAACATAAGAGTCAGCAGGATCAATTGTGATTGTTTTTACAATCTGATTTGTGTTAGCAATACTATCGCCACTTTGCACAACATGTACGTTCAATGTTCTTGATGCAACATTGTCGTTCATAAAGAACATACAAGTGATAGCAGTTGTACCGCTGCTTGTGTAAACTGTTGTTGCACCTGTTCCTATAGCGCCTGCTTGGGTAATAGCCATTTGTTACTTCCTTTAAAAAATTAATCCATACACGATAGCTTTTGATTTGCTTACTAATTCGTCACTGGTACTGCCGTCAACAAAATACACACCAGTTCCACCTCCTGCTGCAGTGTCTGCATACAACAGTGTTGCACCTGTTGCACTTGCTGGTGCACTTGCTAGATCATTTAGTTTTAGCGCACTTGCTATTGTTACTCTGCCTGTACCATTTGGTACCAACTGAATGTCTTCGTTGCTTTGCGCACTAACAATGTTAAAACTGTTTAGGTCAAGGTCGCCACCAAGTTGTGGTGATGTGTCTTGTACAACTGCAGTTAATCCTGCACCAACACCTGTTAGAATACTAGCATATGTGCTGCCGTTGTCTGTGCTTACTTGGAAGGTGTCTGTAACTTCGTCAAAAACAATAAATGCGTTGTCTGCACTGCCACGGTCTATTTCAAGTCCGCTGTACTGCCCTGTTACACCTGCGCCACTTTCGCCATCGTTGAGTACAATTACTCTGTCTTTGATTTCAGTATTAGTAGCACTGATAGTTGTTGTTGTACCAGTTACAGTTAAATTTGCACTAATGGTAGTATCACTTGCAAGTGTTATACCGCCAGTTGCGCTTATGTTATATGCACCAGTGATTCTTTCAGTTTTTGCCATTAGAGATCCATCATTCTGTTGTATTATTTATCATAGTCTCAAACTGTGCTAATGTCATTGTTTCAAAGTTTTTGTGTCTAGTCCACTGCTCTGGAGTATATCCACACAACGGATTAACATGTATAAAACGTTGACTGCTATATTCTAGTATGATTTGATCTATTTGACTGACCCAGTTAGTGTGAGGAGTTGCTGCACTGTCGCTGGTTTTGTAGTGTTTTGTGTCAGCGTATATGTTGTTTAACTGTTTATTGTCACTGATTAGATCCATACCTATTAAAAAAATATAAGCATGCCCGTTCATTGCTGCTATTGTAGCAGCAACAGGTCCGCTGCTCCATCCTGCATTTTTTTGTATTAGCATTGCATTTTTGGTGAGTAACGCATTGCTTCTTGTGTGTACAGTGTGTCCTTTGTTTTGTAGTTCCAAACTTATTTCTTTGTCAACTGCAACACACACATCATATGACATGTCTTCGGCCGCACGGTTGCACACATACAAACCACCTATGTTTTTCAAATGCACAGGATCTACTTGTTTGCGTGTTTTTCCGTTTCCTAATACAAATCCAAATTGTTTCATGTCAATAAAAAAGGCTACAGTAAATTATACTGTAGCCTTTATTAAAAGTCAATGACTATTATGCTAGAGGAATGCTGACTGATACGCCGCTTACTTCGCTACCACTGGCAACCCATAATGCACGTTGTCCACTTGTGAACTGTACGCCATCGTTTGGTACTAGTGTAACATAGCGTGAAGTAATCTTACTCACATAGTAAGTACCTGCATCGCTGTCAGTTGCTGTAAGTTGACATTCGCCTGCACTAAGAGAACCACTTGCAACAGCGTTTAGGATAAGATCTCCTGTACCGTCTGAAGTAGTAATCTTAAATGTTGTTGAACCTTTTTGAGCACTTGCATAACCTGTGTTTGCGCTACCGCCTTCAACAAATCCTGTGAATTGGATCTGTGTACTACCGCTAAGGGCTGTATCACCAATTGTACCACTTGTATTTGCTGCTGCTACTTTTAAATTGCCGTCTACTGTTTCGGCAAGTTTCATTGGTCTACCCATTTTGTTTCTCCTTGTTGGGCCGTTCTAGGGCTACGGGGTTGGTTTTCCCCATAAACACTAATTTATAGTGCTAAGTATTTATTCAATGTCATTGTTAAAATTCAATTACAAAAATCATGTTTGGGGTATTGTACGCAACCAAAAGTGTGCTAGTACCAGTATACTAAGTTACATCGCACAAGTGTTATGGGATGCAGATCCTAATGAATTACAAGCCTACAACACATTTAACAAAAATGCACCAGGTGTATACATCAAGTCACCTAATTTTGAAGATTATAAAACAGAACTTGCTGAATGTGATACACGCATTGCAATTTGGCGAGATCCAGTTGAAAAGTTTGTAAGTGGTTTTTATCATACAATGTTTAGTCCGTCAAAAGCTCAAGATGGACTGTGGCAAGGCCCTCATACACTGGATGAATTTATAGAAAACTTTAATTATTATTATGCAGAATCTGAAAATGTAAGAGATCATTGTAGCACCAACAGTGCAAGACTAGGACCTGATCCTAGTTTTTACACAGATGTTTACAACTACAAAGACAATAACATGATTGCTAAGTTGTTAGGCGCTCATACTGTGGTAAATTTACGAGAATCAAAACCTAAACCCAAACTTACTAGTGAGCAACATAGACGTATATCAATTATACAAGCAGAAGATTACACCAACGGATGGTCATAAAAAAGGGAGGCACGAAGCCTCCCTTTCTCAACTTATGAGTAAGTTATTAGCTGAAGCTAATGTTGCTCATTGCAACCTCACCTACATAGTCGCCAGCGTTGCCTAGTGAACTTGCAGTGTTTGAAAGTTCAACATAGCCATAACGTGTCATGAATGACACTACTGGTTCAAATGTTGATGGGTCTAGTACTGTGCCACTGCTCATTAGTGGAACGTATGGGCAGTAGAATGCTGCTGCGTCTGTTTCACTAGAACCTTTGTAGCCAACTAGTACTGCAGTACTGTCTGCTGCATATGAATCTACATAAATGCGCATTGCGCCGTTTAGTGTACCAACGAACTTAGTGTTTGTTGGAGCTTCAAATGCACCTTCTGTAGTGCGAGCAAATGCACTTGTGCTTGCGCTCTGAAGAACTGTTAGTGCTTCTGGGCTAACAACTGCATAGTTACCTGCGCCACGACGTGTACGTTGTGCAATTTTGTTTGCTGTACGGTTGATTAGAACTGCAAGAGCTGCATGCTCATCACCAACGTATGTAGCTGTACCACTTACTGCTGCTTGGTTGAAAGTTTCTTCAGTTGCTGCTAGTGAACGTAGTGAACCTAGAACTTCCTGATCAATTTCTGCAGTAATTTCTTGTGCTAGAGCTGCCATGATTTCAGCTTCAACATCAATACCGTGCATTGATTCTGCATCTTGTGCAGCTTCAAATGTCCAGCGAGCTTGTAGCTTGCGTGTTTTTGCTTCTACAGGCTGCTTTAGGATCTGGATGCTGATCTGTGATCCGCCAGTACCTTCTTTTGCTGCAGTTGTATCAGCACGACCTGTTGAGGTTGAACCTGAATATGCTGTAGCAATTTTGAATGGTGAAAGTGCTTCGTCACCAGCTGTTGTGCTTGTGTCAAATGGTGCACTTGCACTTGAAGTTACACTGTCTGCATAGCGAACGCGAAGTGTGTGGATCTGACCCACTGGACCTTGCATTGGCTGCACACCAACGATTTCGTTAGCGATAACAGTTGGCATAACACGTCTGATCACTGGAAGGATCACACGGTTAAGTGTTGCGATGTTACCTGATGCAGAAGCGCCTGTTGATGCGGCCTCTTTCAAGTACTTGCGTGTATTCTCTAGAATCACGCCCATTGAAGAACGACGGTTACCTTCTAGACCCTCAAGTAGTGCGTCTTTGGTTTCGTCCCAACGGCTTTCTAATAGTACGTCTGACATTTATAGTCCCCTTGTTGTACTCATTTAAGCCCTGCTAACGCACGAAGTTGGATAATGTTACCATCATCTCTACTTTCTGCTGCAGGTTTTTTAGTTTGTTTATCACCAGTTACTTCTTTGATGCTTTCGTTGATGACAGGCTTATCTTCTGTCTTTGATTCTTTGACAATTTGCTTTCCATCAAGTACTGCTGGTAGATAACGTTCGAAAGCGCCTTTTAACTTTGCAGTTTGTACACTTTCTAATAGATCACGCATAATTGCGCTTTTCTCTTTGTTAAGTGGCTTTAGAAGTGATTCCATTGCATCCTTGCGAGCTGCGCTCTCAGTGATTGCACGGATTTCTTTTTCTTTGCTCTCAACAATTTGATTCTTTTCAGCAACTTCTACTTTTGCTTCGTCCAACTGCTTTTCAACTTCAGCAATCTTAGACTGTAGGTCTTTGATTTCCTGATTTTCATTTAGCATGCTTGAACTAAACTCTGTAGAAAATGCTTCAAAAATCTTTCTACCGAAGTTGTTTTGTTTAGCAACTTCGATGTCCTCTTTTAATTGACCGATTTCTGACTTAAGATGTTTGGTTACTGCTTCTTCTAGTACTGCACTAGACTTCTCAACAAAGTTCTTCTTTAGGTCTGCGAAACGCTCACGTGCTTCTTTGACTAAACGAACTTTTGTTTCAACAACGTCTTGACGATCTGCCTGGAACTCTTGAATTTCTTCTGCGAGTTGACCAACTACAAACTGCTCCAATTTTGCAATTGTATCTGCTTGTGTTGCACGATCTTTGTGTAGTTCTTTGATTTCTTCAGACAGTGTTTTAACCATAAACTGGTCAAAAGTGCCTGTTGATTCTGACATCTTAGCAACAAAACGAGCACGGTCTTCTGCAAGAGCTTTCTTCTCTTCAGCAATTTGTGCTAGTTCTTCGCTTAGACTTTCAGTTACCATACGATCTAAAGCCTCAACCATTGTGGACTTATCATGTTCGTATCTACGTGCAAACTCTTCACGAAGTTCAGCAGTTACAGATTCACGAGTTTCGTTCATCTTTGCGTCCCATGCTTCTTGAATTTCGTTGCGAGTTGACTCGTTGACAAGATCACTATCCAGTAAAGGTTTTAGAGCATCTAGCATTATGATCTCCTAGATCTTTAGATCCTTGATAAGACGAAGTACTTCGTCCTTCAAGTATTTTTGCACTCGAGCATTGCCGCTTGATTCGCGGGCCATCTCAAGCACTGAATGGCCATGACGCATATTCAACAAGCCTTCATAAATGGCTGTAGGATACGCATTTGGCGCACTTGGTTGTGCCACAACATCTACTGTGACAATTTCAAAATCAGATACATGACCAGTTGATTCTGCAACGTTACCGCTGCCTCTACTGCTGACACCTAACTTTACTCCACTATCCAACATGGTTTTAACTAGGTTACCCATTGGAGTTGGAAGAATTTTTAGTTTTCCATAACCGTTTGGACCATCCATCCACATGCTCTCAATCATGTGACTCACACGATCAAGGTTAATTTTTAAATCATCCGGATGATCAACTTCGCCTAAGACACTATTGCCGTTGCTTATTTGTTCATTAAGATCATTTACGGCATCGGAAATCTCAGAGACAGGGTAAACACGTTGGTTTGCGTTTTTAACCCCGCCCTGTATACAAATGCCTTTCATGTAGAGATCCTTACCGTCATTGGCACTCTCAAGTACTACTTGAGCTTGATCAAATGTAAGGTTTTCTCTTAGGTAGTTCATAAAAGGTTACCTTAGACTTTTTTCATGTCTGGCTTGGTTGTGCCGCCCATGTCTTGTGCTTTTGGTGCTGGTGCACCTTTTTCTTCGCCAGTTGGGTCAACTGCTTTGCCGCCCATGTCATTTTTGCTTGCAACTGGACCGCTTGCGCCGTCGCCTTGCTCGCTTGTGACTGGTGCTGGAGCTTTTTCTGCGTATTCGCGAACCATGTCAGCTTCCATTGCTTCCATTTCTTCGCCTTCTTCTTCGTCGCCCATTTCAGCGTCCATGTCCATATCCATGTCCATTTCGCCTTCATCGTCGCCTTCATCGTCGCCCATTAGCTTTTCAAATTCTGCTTTGAGTTCATCTAGAGCATCTTCTAGATCAACTACACGGTCTTCTATGTCTTCGTCTGCATCATCTTCTTCTGCAACGTCTAGACCTTCTTCGTCTGCTTCGATGTCATCAATCATGTCATCTGCAGCATCGCCGCCTAGCTCTTCATCCATGTCTGACTCTTCAACTTCTGCTGTTTCTTCTGAAACTTCTTCTTCAGTTGTTTCGTCAATTGCTTCTTCTTCAACTTGCTCTTCGTCGTTTAGAAGTGACTCATAGATGTCACGGCTCTTTTCAACCACAATTTCGTGGAACAGTTCTTTTGCCTTATCTTGCTCTTCTGCAATGAAAAGCTCAATAAGTTCATTAAATTTATTGCTCATAAGAGTATTCCTTTCTTCATAAGGCATTTGTCTAGTATATTATTTACTAGATGTAAGAATATTTACCATTAAATGGCTATATTTTAGAGGAAAAAAGATGATATACGGTCAAATACCGGTAGATTCTTCTTTTGGAGGGCTGTATTGCTTTTTAATATTTGCAATTTTTTCGTGATATTCTGCAAGTTTTGTGTCTGCTAACATACGCAATTTATTAATTTGTTCTAGTGTAAGTCGTGTTTTACGGGTATCAGACAGTTTAGCAACACTGTTATCGTCTTGCTGATCTTGAACAGGATTGTCATTTTCAACTAATTGTTTTAAAAACATTTGCGTCTCCAGTGTTATTTATACCGGAGGGGGTGTTACTGGTGCTGCGTCTTCGCCAGGTGCTGCGTCTGCTGCTACTTCGCCACCTTCTTCGGGTGCTTCATCTGCTGCTGGTTCTTCCTCAACATCAAATGCTTCAATATCGCCTTCAATGCCTCCGGGTGTGATACCCACACTGCGCATGCCTGGTGCTTCTGCACTGACCTGCTCTTCGTTTTCTTCCATCCACATTGCTTCGTTCTCTGTCATCTCTGCTTCTGTGAGACCCAAGTAACGC